TTTGCTTCTGTCATATATATTCTCCTTTCAGAAAGTTAAAATGTTTCATAGTTATATCAGCTAACATCTTTAGTGTCAAGCCAATTATCACCTATTTTTGCTTCTAATAATAAAGGTACATTGAAATCTATTTTAAACTGTTGATTTATAATAGCATTCATATCTTTGTTGATACCTTTTAAGATGAAAATAACTTTGTTAATCTCATCAGGGTGTACATCAATCACAATAGAATCATGTACTGTATTCACGATACAAGACTGTAATAACTTTAACCTGTCTTCTATGTGTGTAAGGACTAACGGAACTATATCTGCAGTTGCAAAACTTTGCACAGGATAATTCTTTATCTGTGTAAAGTGAGATACAGAACCATTCATTCTTCTTTGTACATCAGGAAAACTAAACTCTCTTCCTGATGGGGTTGTAATGCTTCTCTTTTCTAGAGCTTCTTTAGCCAATTTGGAATGCCATAGTGCGATTCCTTTGTACTTCTTGGTAAAGTCTTGGTAATACTTTGCTTCTGCTTTTGTTCTACCAAACCCTGTCGCACCATATAACGGAGCAAAGGTATGTGCTTTAGCTTCTTGCCTAGTCGTACTTTGACCTGAAGCCGATATAACTTTAGCAGTATAAGAATGTACGTCAAATCCTGTATTAATCTCATTCATAGCCACCTTATCTTGTGATAAAAATGCAGCAGTACGAAACTCTAACTGAGCAAAGTCAGCTTCAAGTATCTTACCACCTTCCCAACGTGACACAAACACCTTCTTTACAGGAAACGTACCACCTCTAGGCATGTTCTGCATGTTAGGGTCAGCACCACTAAATCTACCTGTTGCAGTTCTGTGTTGCAGTAGTCTTACGTGTAACATACCATCAGACTTTACGTGTGTCTTGATACCTTCAACGAAGGAAGACAGGTACGTATCTAGTGCAGACAATCTCTTAAGGTCTTGTAAAAAGCCACTAGCTTCTTTCATACCTGCTCTATTTGCCATGCCTTGCAACACATCAAGATTACCTTTGGACACACCAAAACCATTTGCAGATATCCACTTAGCATTTGGTGCATTAAACTTCAGTCCTGCTATTGAGGTAGTTGGATTGAAGATATATCCCTGAGTATTGCAATCAACACAATTATTAGTATTAGCGTATGGTGTGCCATTCTTTCTTACCTTTCTTATTTTTCCTGTGCCATTACAATTCTTACACATAATAGCTTTTGTTTTATACACAATATCAGAGTTATCTCTGACTGCTCTTCTAAAGTCATCATTAGCCATGTGAGGAGTAAACTCATTTGCCCACATAGCTTTGTCTTTAGGTTTTCTGCTATAGATAACCCATGACATTTGTTCAGGACTATTAAGATTGATAGGCATATCTCCCATCAACTTTCCTACTTGAGTAGATAATCTTTTTTCTATCTCAACCTTCTCTGTCTCAAACTCTTTTCTTACAGACTCTAATGTAGGTTCATCAACTTTAAAACCATTCCTATGTGTCCTTGCTAAAGTAACACACACTTTGTTTGTAAGTAATACTGTGTCCATCAAGTGAGCATACCTAACAGAGTTAAGTTTTTTATACTGTTTATCAGCTAACTGCTGTGTAGCATGTAAGTCTGCAGATAGATACTGAGACAACTCTCCTCTAGGTATTTCATCTGTAGCATAACCCTTTGCAAAATACTCCTTCAAAGTATCTTCCTTCTTTGTCTCCAAGTCATATCTCAATGCACAGTCTTTCAAATGCAATGGTTCTTTGATACCTCTTTGTAGTATATACTCTGTAAGCATAGTATCAAAGACAGGACCATCATACTTGAATCCACATTCCCACATCCACATTAAATCATAGGCTATGTTATGCCCTATAAGTATTGTTGCTCTGTCAAGCAACTCTTGTATGTCAGCAAACTGTGTGCCATCTTTATCCATACTAAACAAATACTCGTTACCTATATCTGTCAAACATCCTACCATAACTAACTTATTCGTAGGTTCATATGGGTCAAGATGCATCCTGCCATCTCTCTTTGTTACTGTATTTTCTACATCTAATGTTAACTTCATGCACTATACCTCGCTGTGTGTGGGTTGATGTTGCAGTTTATCATGCCATGCCAACCTGTAATCTTATTCTTAACAACATTCAAATGTCTCATGGTTGACTCTTCATCTATACCTTCAACACTTGCAGGTTGTCCTATCAGTATCATCAAATCTGCTTCAGCAGCCTTACCTGTACGTGAGCCTTCCATCATTGCCTGATTAAGTCTCTGCCTACCTTCTGCTTCTGCATTCAGTTGTGACATATAGAATATAACACAATTATATTGTTTTGCAATCTGTCTTGCATATATTGCATTTGCCTTGAGTGCTTCATCAGGTCTAGCATAACCTGCAGTACGTGCAAACTTATCTCCCATGTCAATCACAACTACGTCAGGATTAACACTCTTACACATACTTTCTACCCAAGACATGTCCTCGCCTGTCACATCTTTTATCTTTATATTAGGTGACACAAGTTTGTATCTATCCCTAGCCTGTGCAGGATTATCTTTTATCTGATACTTATCCATGTTTGTGGATGCAGTCAGATATCTAAAGCCTACTCTGTCGTAGGATTCTTCGTTACACAAGACAACACACTTAGCACCTTGTCTTGCAAATCCATTCTCGCCTACAATAAGAGATGCATGGAAGCTAGTCTTTCCTGTATTAGGTCTTGCACCTACTTCGACAAGATAGCCACCATTCACACCTTCTACCTTTCTAGCTAACTCAGGTAAATTAAACGACCACCTAGTCTGCTGACTTTGTTTAGCTATCAAAGTATCAAATGAGATATCATCCCATTCTATCTTCATCTCAGGTGTAAAGTCATCATTGTATTTCTCTAGTAAGTCACGTAGAGGTTTCATACTTGTTTGTACACCATTGACAAAATCAAAACCAAGATTAGCTACATCTTCTCCAATGACCTGTTGGAACAATTTAGATAACACATCCTGTGCCACATCTGTTCCCATAGGTTTTTGTTTTTTAATCTCGTTGAACAATGCAGAATAGCCTTGCTTCTGTGCAGTTGTCATTGCAGGATTGCTAGACAAGAACAGAGCTTCAAGTTCATCAGGGGTCACATCCCTGTCATACTTTCGCATTGCTTTATCTATAGTATGCTTGATAGTCCTAGCATCTTTGCTAAACAATCTATCAGGACACCTAGCACCTCTATGGTCTTCATAGAAGTCTTTGTTCATTAAGCTACGTAATAGTGATAGTTCCATGTTGGTTCTCCTTTGGGGTTAGTTTATATAAGTTGTTTAAGTCTTCATCTTCTCCGTATTTTAAATCGTCTTTCAGTCTCAATACTTTTACGTCATTGACATATCCTCGTAACTCTTTTGCAAAGGCTAGTGTTTTGGGCATTGCATCAGGGTCTAAGGCTATGATAGCAGTTGAGAATTGTGATAGGTATCTCTTGTGTGAATCGCTTAATGATGTTCCCAACACAGCTACCCCTACATAAACACCATTGCCTACAACAGATGCACTTACACAATCCTCAACAACTACAGCCACCTTACCACATCCATATGTGAAAGGCAAGTCACTATTTCCGTATCGTTTCCATTTGGGCAGACGAAATCCCACAGACCGACCAACTGCATCTACAATTAGTCCATCTTTCTTGACAGGAAACACAACTCTCCTTTCTTTTATGTCGTAATACAACTCTAACTTATCACATTCTAGATTCCATAACTCACAAAAGTCCATGACTTCTCGCCTGTGATTGTGGTGTACTACATATTCAGGTAAGGCGAAACCTGTACTATCTTTTTGAACATCCAACTTTACAGTTTTGATGTCATCCACAGATAAGTTAACCTTCTTTGTACCTGAGATAGGACAAGAAGATTTGTAACAGTTCCAAACTAACCTACCCATGTTGTTGGTTACAGTAAATGTTTTATAACCATTACAATTAGGACAGTTAGTTCTTTTTGTTTCTCCTACACTTAAATGTAAATCATTTATATGATTATATATATTCATATTATATACTCTTAATGTAATTATCACGTAATGTCAATGCATTTTCTGCACTAGCATACGTATTTTTCATGTAAGGTTTAACTGATTGTGGGTTTGCATGACCTGTGACAGACATAATCTGACCCATAGGCACTCCTGCTTCTACCATTTCTGTTGTACCTGTCCGTCTGAGGTCAGAAATACGTAGTTCATCAGGTAAACCTGCTTCTTTTATCACTCTTCTAGCCACTTTTGACAGTCTCTGTATGGCATACGGACTATAAACACCCTTCATAGGTGTTGGATAGGGTGCAACATAGGGTTGAAAGTCATAATCTTTTGCTTGCTGAGTAAGCATTTCCAATAAGTCAAGAGAAATTGGCAGGTGTACTACACTTCTTCTCTTCGACTGTTGCAAATTTAACACACCTTTGTCAAAATCTATGCTAGAAAACTGTAACATTCGCATATCTCCAACTCTTTGACACCATTCATACGACATTTGAACTATCAATCCCAAGTTTCTGTACTTAAAATCTTCATAACAGTAGTTAAGAAATTTCCTAACTTGTTCTTTTGTCCATACAGTTGACCTAGCATGGGCAGATTTACGTTTGAAAGTAGAGAAAGGGTTGCTCTCAGCATACCCCATCTCCATTCCAAAGGAATATATCTTACGTGCTACTGACGTAACTGCATTCGCCAAGTACACGCCACGACCAAGCCATACTTCGTATGCTCTTCGTGCTATCGCACCTGACATTTTGGTAAGCCTTATTCCTGCCATACTTTTGCCATCAACTTTTGTGTCCAACAAAACACTCACACAATATTGATAATCATGTTTAGTTTTATCAGCTAACCTATTGAAATCGTTGGACAAATAGTACTTATTTGTTAGGTCATTTATATCCACTAGGATACCTGTATCGCTATGTAAATACATAGTCCTATGATGAGTAACTTACCATAGTCAAGGTCAAACTTTGTACCTTCTCCATATTTTTTATGGTATTCTACATGAAAAAAATCTGTTATTCTATGCCACATTTTATTCTCCTTTCTATAAACAATCACAAAAGGTATTTATGATAGCCATACCCATGATATAAAAAATATATAACACAACTATGCCTATCACAATAACACCTAGTGTATATAATATGTTATTTAACATCCACATAAACTCTCATGTGTGATGATTCATTCAAGCCTTGACCCCAATAGGTAACACCTGTGCCCTTGAGTTCTTCTTTAACGTGTTGCCCACGTACTCTCATCTTATATGAATCTTTATTAAGATACTTCTTCATAGTGTTAACAAACTCTTGTCCGTCTGTGTCGTTAGGTATCTCGCTGAATACATAGTTACAACCCTTCTTGGCTTTCTCATATGTATCTTTCTCTACCATATTCATGGCTTTCTCTTTCCACATATCACGTTCTCGTACTAACTTAGATATAGTATCTGCATCTAACTGTCGTTTGAGCATACGTTCTTGATGCCTAAATGCCCTAACCAAGTACACTAAATCCATATCTGTAATACGTACAGGCTCGTTTCTGTGTAAAGAGTAATGCTCTACCTCATCTAATTCATACATATCTGCAGGTAATTTACCATCTACTATTTCTGCTATCTTAACTAACTGTTTTACTTTCATGCTACTTCTCCTTCTAGCCATTGTGGTTTCTGTGTATACTTATATCTCGCAAATCTAAGTTTGTCAACTTTATAAAATGCTCTGTATGCTTCAATAGGAAAGAACTCATCTGTTTTGAGTTCGTCATGCCCACTAAAGCATTGTGGATGTGGTGTCATTTTACCATCAGGTAAATACATTCTACCATCCCATAAAGATGCAAAGTGTTTGGTTGCACCATGATATTTTTTATACCTTGCAGTATATTCTTTTAGCATACAACCCAACAAAGAAAATGCAAAAGTATAATTACTTTTGTTTTCCATTGCCCATAGTGTGCAAGGGTGTTTCTGATGCACAGGTTTATATAAACCTCTTTCCTCTGCAAAGCTAGGTGCATGATGCCATAGTGCAGTACATAACATCTGTGCTTCCTCAAGTGGCATCTTCACTACGTGTTGGTCACATAAAGATGATGCAATCTCGCTAGGTGTTTCTTCTATAATAAATCTATTCATGTGTATCTCCTATTCTGTTTTCTCTATTGTTATTACAACTTGGTCAACCATGTCAATTATTTGTTGTGCATCATAAGCAAACATATAAATGTATATAGTACCATACTCCTCTTTACCTCTTGGGTGTTCCATTTCTACATAGTACCTATTCATGTGTCCATTCCTCTTGTTTACAAAACAAATCTATACCAAAGTCATAGCCTTGATTATAATAATGGTGTGATTGTTTCTCATCTCTTGTGCCATGTAACATAGCATCTGTAACACCATCCTTAAACTTTTGTATGACTTCATGCTCTTTTATTTTTTTCTCTAGTTCTATTAAGTTCA